AGCTTCGTTTAATCTTGACCTCAACGAGTACGTAGAAGAAGCTTTCGAACGTGCTGGGGGAGAGCTGCGCACTGGCTACCATTTGCGTACAGCCCGTAGGTCGATGAACTTGCTGTTTGCGGATTGGGCTAATCGTGGCGTCAACATGTGGACGTTCGAACAGAACACCATTACTTTAGTACAGGGGCAACCAACTTATGCACTTCCTGACGATACTGTTGATTTACTCGATCATGTTATTCGTACTAATGCCAACGTCCCCAATAACCAAGCGGATTTAACGATTACCCGGATCAGCATGCCTACGTATGCCACGATCCCAAATAAGTTAACTCAAGGCCGTCCAATCCAAGTTTGGGTGCAGCGATTGACAGGCGGGGTTTCAACACTAGCAGGAACAGTAGCGGCTAATATAACTTCTGCGGCCACAAGCATTCCAATTTCTAGTTTGGCAGGCGTCCCCAACGCAGGCTTAGTGCAAATTGGTGCCGAATTAATTGTGTTTAACGAAGTGCAAGCAGCCAGCGGAGCTACTCCAGCCTACCTTTTAAACTGCGTTCGAGCACAAGACGGCACTACGGCAGCAGGGCATTCGGCAGGCGACACTATTAAGTACGTACAGAAACAAAGCATAACTGTCTGGCCTACGCCAGATTCTGCGTATACGTATCAGTTTGTTTACTGGCGCATGCGCCGTATTCAGGATGCAGGCGCGGGTGGTACCAAGACTATGGATGTGCCGTTTAGGTTTATGCCTTGCTTGGTAGCAGGCTTGGCGTATTACATAGCACTTAAAATTCCAGAAGGTATCTCGCGGTTAGAAATACTGAAACAACAGTACGACGAAGCTTGGCAGACAGCAGCCAATGAGGATCAAGAACGTGCAGCGGTTAGATTCGTGCCGCGTCAGATGTTCATAGGGGGCGGTACGTAATGGGTAATAGGTTTGCGTCAGGCAAGAATGCGATTGCGGAGTGTGATCGCTGTGGGATGCGCTATAAACTGACGCAACTGAAAAAAGAAGTAATTAAGACCAAGACATATAACCTTTTGGTCTGTCCGACATGCTGGGACCCAGATCAGCCGCAGTTGCAGTTGGGTATGTACCCAGTAGATGATCCGCAGGGTATTCGTGATCCACGGCCAGATTTGAGTTATTACCAAGCGGGATATACGGGCTTGCAAATAACCGATACAGTAGGCGATACTTTGGATCAGAACGGGGAGCCTAGCGGGGGTAGTCGGGTGTTTCAGTGGGGTTGGGCACCTGTTGGCGGTGCGAGCGCAAATGATGCAGGGTTAACGCCCAACTACCTGACATCAGCAGGCATAGTGGGCAACGTAACAATTTCGTAGGAGTAAAACATGGCAAAACATGAAGACGTAGCGCAAGACAAACCGTTAATGAAAAAAATTGCAAAAACGGAAGTCAAAGCGCATGAGAAAAAAATGCACGGCGCCAAGAAAATGGCTAAAGGCGGCGTAACTACAGAACAAATGAAAACACTAGGCCGTAATATGGCACGTGTAGCTAACCAAAAAACAGGTTAAGGAGTACGGCATGGCTAAGTACAGCGAAAAACTAATGGGTAAAGAAGTGGGCGATGCTAGTGTTTATGCCGAACCCCATACGATGAGTGGCGAGAAAACAAACATAAATAAGATGGGTAAGTATCAGACAGACCCAAATTCTATGTCTGCCATAGAGTCTGCGCCCGGTATGCCTGCACGTCGCGTTAGCGGCGGTAATCCTGCATCTGACCAAGTTAATAAAAACGGTGAGATCAAGATGCGCGGTGCAGGTGCCGCAACTAAAGGTTTTATGTGCCGTGGCCCAATGGGTTAAGGGATAGCTGTGACCTACACAGAACTTGTATCGGCTATTAAAGCCTACACTGAGAACTACGATACGGATTTTGAAGCGTATATTGACACGTTCATTACGCAGACAGAAACACGTACGTACAACTCAGTGCAGATTCCGGCGTTACGTAAAAACGTAACGGGAATCCTTACAAACAACAATAAGTATTTATCCGCTCCGGCTGATTTCTTATCTGTGTTCTCACTTGCGGTAATTGATGCAGACGATAACTACGAGTATCTGCTTAATAAAGACGTTAACTTTATTCGTGCGGCGTACCCGTCAGCAAGTGACGTGGGCTTACCCAAGTACTACGCGTTGTTTGGTCCTACGGTATCGAGCAACATAATTACTGACGAGCTGAGTTTTATTCTTGGCCCCATGCCAGATGCAAACTACGATGTTGAGTTGCATTATTACTATTACCCTGAGTCAATAACTACAGCTACAGATGGCCGTACATGGCTTGGTGATAATTATGATCCTGTTCTTCTTTACGGATCATTGCGTGAGGCTTATCTGTTTATGAAGGGCGAAGCAGATTTAATAGCTAACGTAGAAGCTAAGTACCAAGAAGCTATGGGACAACTGAATCGTCTGGGTACAGGTCTGGAGCGCGGTGATGCTTACCGTGATGGGCAGGCAAAAATTAAGGTAATGCCGTGAGTATTCAACAGGGCCTGACAAACAGCTTCAAACAAGAGATGCTCCAAGCTGGGCAGAACTTGTTAACAGACACGTTGTACATGTCTTTATATACGGGACTTTCTACTATTGGTCCCACGACTACGGCGTATACAACAAGTAATGAAGTGTCTGGTACAGGATACCCACCGGGTGGAGTTGCAGTAACCGGAGCTACTTTAAGTACGAATACCAATACCGGAACGGTCTACGTTAACTTTAATAATGTGTCTTTCCCCGGTGCAAGCTTTGTTGCCCGAGGTGCTTTGATTTACAATGTTACGCGTGGTAATGTATCTGTGGCCGTGCTTGATTTTGGCTCAGATAAAATTTTTTCTTCAACCAGTAATACTGTCGTTATGCCCGTTAATACGGCTACTACGGCACTAATTCGTTTTCCTTGAGAGGTCATTATGCCTATTGCAAAATCAACATTGGGTGAAACTGTTCATGCTGGCGTAGGCAAGTCCTCGCAAGAGCAAGAGAGCGGCAGTTTTGGTGGTGTATTTACAGTTACTTGCTTTGATTCTGATGGCAATAAAAAGTGGGAAGATTCTTTCCATAATTTAGTAGTTAATCAGGGTCTGCAAAACTTAAACACAGAGTTCTTTTGGTAACCGGCCCCGGCTCTGGTGTTACATACGCCGCTGCTGACACATTGGCATCTAAAGCTTGGACAGAGTTCACAAATTATGTGGGCACTCGTAAAGCAGTGACGTTTGGTACGGCTACCACAGCAGACCCATCGGTCATTTCAAACTCAGCTTCACCTTCACCTTTCGCAATATCTGGTGCTGGCGGCACAGTTGCTGGAGCATTTTTGACTACCGTAGCTTCTGGTACGTCTGGCGTATTGTTCTCAGAAGGTAACTTCACTGGCGGCGACAAGATTGTTGCATCAGGTGATACGCTGAATGTGACTTACACTTTTAACGCCGACGCGGTATAACGGAGGAATTATGGCTACTTTTAAAAAAGGCGATACCGTCAAATTAGTAATGGCTGTGCCACAGGGTCCAATAGAATCCTTACGTATGGACGAAGATGGTGTCGTTCAGTATTTGGTTTCTTGGACTGATTCAAATGGTGTGACACACAACCGTTGGTTTGATGAAGATCAGCTTGTTACTGTCAAGTAAAGGCTAAGGCGCATGTTTGGTATCACTACATTCTCACAAGCGCCTTTTGCTTCTTTAGGTAGTTCCGTCTTTCCTGTAAGCGTAGCAGAATCAATTAACGTTTTTGCAGAAAATGCAGGAAGTGTTGATTACGCAGTTTCTGTGTCAGAGATTGGTCAGTTTGTTGGTGCTTGGGTTACGCAGATTGCTTTTCAGGCGATAGCTAATGAAACAGTAAATGCAGATGCAAATCAAAGTGCGGTGTATCAGACGGATCAAAACGTCAGTGAAACTGTACAAGCAATTGCTAACCAAGCAGCACAAGCTAATTTTATTTCGTCGCAAAATGAAACAGTAAACTTGCTGGATGATAACTACGCAGTTTTTGCTTTTGATTCAGATGTAGCTGAAACGGCACGTGGATCAAGTATAGAAGAAGTTGCAGCTCAATTTGCATACGCAGTAAATGAATCTGTAAGCCTAGTAGATTTGGAAATAGGCAGTACTGCAACCATACTAGCGTCACGAGATGAGACAGTAAGCGCAACAGACACAAATGCAGCGGTTTATACAACCAGTCAAAACGTAAATGAAGCGGTGAATACGTTAGCTGTAAATGCAGCACAAGCAGACTTTGTAACAAACATAAGCGAGATTGCACAGTTTGTTGGTGCGTGGCAGACGCAAACAGTATTTGTAGCTACGCAGTCTGAGTTGGTAAATGTTTCAGCCGCATTTGATAGGCAGTATTTTACGGATGCAGTGCTAAGTGAGTCTGCTTCTGCTTCGGATGCAAATGCAGCGCAAGTTGATTTCCAAGTAAATATTGCGGAAACGGTGCGTGGTATAGAACAAGTTTTAGGGCAAGTAGATTTCGTAGCCGCTCTGTCAGAAAACGTATCGGTTGCAGGGGTAAGTAGCACTAATGTAAATTTTGTTGTGTTTATATTAGAACAAAATAATTTATCAAGCAGTTTTGCAAGTCGATACTTGTGGGAACTAATAAATGATTCACAATCTGTAACATGGCAAACCATAAATACAACTAATTAAACACGGTGTAAAAGATGGCTTTAATTCTTGCAGATCGAGTACGGGAAACCACGACAACCACCGGGCAAGGAACTATTACGCTTGACGGTGCCGTAACGGGGTTTAGAACGTTTGCCACAGTTGGTAACGCAAATACTACGTACTATGTAATCGCTGGACAAGGCACGAACGAGTGGGAAGTTGGGATCGGTACCTATACTTCTTCAGGCACTACTTTATCGCGTGATACGGTGTTGTCTTCTAGCGCAGGGTTGATAATCCTGCTGGAAAAGCTGTTTATCAGGATACTGATAATGCTGTTTTAGCTCCAGTGTTTCAAGCTACTAACGGGATATACGTTAATAATACGGCAATATCCTCAAGTTACACGATAGCTACAGGAACAAATGGGCAGTCTATAGGGCCGGTAACTATAGCATCTGGGGTATCAATTACAGTATCATCTGGGCAACGGTGGGTGGTGCTCTAAGGACTAACTATGGCGAGTACGTACAGTAACCTAAAAATAGAGCTAATTGGTACGGGCGACCAAGCCGGTGCTTGGGGCTTTACAACAAATAACAATCTACAGTTTGCTTTAGAACAAGCTATTGTTGGTTCCGCTAATGTGACGTTTACCAGCGCGGATGTAACCCTAACGCTTACAAATTCTAATCTTAGTCAAACTGCTAGAAACTTACGGCTAAACTTGATTGGAACTTCCGGTGGCGTACGTAACTTGTATGTTCCAGCGATTCAAAAGTTCTACATCATCAACAATAATCTGGCTGATGAAGTTCTTGTTAGGAACGCCACAGGCGGAGCTGTTACCGTTGCCGCAGGTAAGAGCACGGTAGTCTATAACGATGGCACGGATGTAGTTGATGCCATTAATAATCTTGACTCGTTGAGCTTAAATATCCCGTTAGCAATTGCTGATGGTGGTACAGGTGAGACAACGCAGACAGACGCATTTAATGCGTTAGCGCCTACGACAACCAAAGGCGATTTGATTGTCAACAACGGTACAGACAATGTACGGTTTGCTGCTGATCCAAATAATAACTACGTCCTAACTACAGATTCTACAACTGCTACGGGTTTGAAGTGGTCACCATCGGCAGCGGGGGGTGCGGTTACTTTAGTAAATGACACGGCGACAGCGACTAATTTATTCCCAGCATTTGCAAACGCAACATCCGGTACGGTAGCTAACTTATTTACCAGCAACTCCAAGCTATTGTATAAGCCAAGCACGGGAGACTTCCAAGCTTCGCAGGTTGTAGCTAGTAACGGCTTAGTAGTAAATTCAGATCAGATACCGTCTAGCTATACGATAGCCACAGGCACTAATGCGATGTGCGTTGGCCCGATTACAGTT